GTGATAAAATGTTTCTTTTTCTACACTTTCTGTAAATGGTGTTTCGGAAACATTCTGTTTTGACTCTACTTTGTTTTTTAGTCCTTCCTCAAATATTTTGTTGACCTCTTCTTCGAGGGCTTTTATCTTTTCCTCTTTTGCCGCGTCCTCAAGTCTAATTCCCGACAACGCTTCTTGCTCTTTTTCCAATGCACGTATGGACTGAGTTGCCGCAAAAGCATCGTCCTTTTGGTCTTCTGAAAGATTCTCCCAACCTGAATGTGACTTTAAGGCATCTAAATCGGTTCCCGCTTCTTCAAGAATGGAAGTGTCTGCCGTAGCCTCATTTCGCTCGTCCACAACCTCAGTCACGCCCTGCCTGTTTTCTACCATTTCGCGCATGACTTTCTTTTCAAGCGGGGAATGGGAAGGACGCTGAAAAAGGCTTAAACCACCTCCCGCGACAAAGCCACCTAAAATACCGTCTACATAATCATCAGGATTGAATGTGTCTTTAAAATATTCTTCCGCGCCTACTGCGTTTATGGCTTCTTTGGTAACGTCTTCGGACACTTGGCCAACAGCCTCTTCGCCACCTTCTTTTAAGCCCGTCAATACTCGTGAACCAACAGATTCCGGAAGTGCTTTTGCCGCGTTCTTGAACGCTAACTTTGCCGCTTGTTTGGCAGGTAGCCCACTAGTTACCGCGTCTTTAAATTCACGTATAACACTTTTACGGAAACCCGAAGCCTCCAAATACTTAATATCAGGAATGATAGATTCAGCAAGGGCCGTAGCACCCGCTAAAGCAGTAGAAGCCGCTGCTGCCTCCTGCGGATTCATGCCGCTACTCAATGCTTCTTGGTAGTAATCTGCTTCACTTGTCAAAAATGCAGTACCAAAAGTAGCTACTTTTTGAGCCATTTCGCCCTTAGTCAAAGCACCTCCCGCAGCAAAAAGCCCAACAGAACCAAGCGCGTTACCACCCACAACAGCCACCCGTGCCGCAGCAGGTAAATCTTTCATAGTCTTTCCTTCGGGTAGTGGCGCACCCAATCCTGCCTCATTACCCGACTTTACTTCTTCTGTGAAATCAGCAAGTTCATCAAACCAATCATAGTCGGTGTCTCCGACCAAATCACCCATGATTTTAGGTACTTCAAGAATGTTCATAGCCCCGCCACCAAAAGCACTTAAAGCACCCTTACCCACTTCTTTCAAATAGGTCATGGTCGGAACATCTTCACCCGTCAAAGCCTCAAACCTTGCTGTCTTTTCTTCTTGTTCGGTCGCTTCTCTTCCTGCTACCTTTCCGTAGTTGGTAGGGTTCAAGTCATAAGTCCTACTTATACCTTCTAATGTTTCCCTTGTTTTGCCATACGCCCCGTATAAATCACTTAATTCACGTCTGACATCTTCTGTCTGAGGCATGGATTCAAGTTCTTCTATTCGGCTTGAAATGCGGTTTATATCCCTTTCTTTGTACTGATACTTTAGATTCAAAGCCTCAGATTCCAAGTCGCGCAAAAATCTTTCGTCCTCTGCCGACCTGTCCTTTTTTTCTTTTGACTTTAACTCGTTGTACTTACTCAAAAGGTTATACCCCTTGTTCGGGTCGTCCACTGAGATATAAGTTATGTAATCCCGCGCTGCCGTCTCTGCTGTTTGATTAGCTTCGCCCGGTGTCGGTGCGCGGAAAACATCTTCTTTTGCCGTCACGGACTGCCCGTATTTTTCTAACTTAATATCTTTGGCAACAGCAGTCTTTTCTTTTTGTTCAACAGGATTAGCAAACTTAGGCGCGGTGATTGCGTCTGACTTTTGTTTAATATCCGTCTTGGCAAATTTAGGAAAGTCATAGGTAACGGTTTTCTTTTCCGTTATATCAACCTTCGGCTGAAACCCTGTCTTTATGTTTTGCTTTATGCCACTAACTACTTCGCCACTCGGTGATGAAGGCGGCTGAGGCGCGTTTGAACCTTGACCAGATGCCGTAGAATCGGTTGTAGTAGGTTCTTTTTTTTTTATCGGAACACCATACTCGTCAAACTCCCCGCTGTCCTGAGCGTTCAAAATAGGAACTCCGTATTCGTCGTATTTTTGCTTCTTAGCCATTAGTCTTCAATTTGAACTCCGTTCTTTACAAGTATTGCCTCGTATTCAGAAGCACTATACCCCGCGGCCTTAGCCTTCGCGGGTATCTCTGATCGCTTAATAGTTTTCTTTTTAGGTGGTGCTGTTTGTGGTTGCTCCGCTTGTTTTGCCGCCCCGCCCGTCTTGCCTAGCAAATCATACATATCAAAGCCCAACTGAGCAATGAAGTTAGTCTTATTGCGGTCATAGTCTATCCACGCTTCTTGAAGAGAGTAAACTTCTTTTCCGTCTTTGAATACCCCCGTTGGCATAGACATTTTTCCTTTTACACCTATCTTACCATCACCTCCCAACACAAATTCAATAGGCTGGAAATTTACAAGTTGGTTTTCTGTTTCTTTTCCGGGTATCTTGCTGCCCCACGTGCTAACCTCTATAAACGGCATATCATCATTTGTACCCGTTCTTTTTACGGTAGCGTAGTTCAATGCGCCTTGAGTCAATCCTTGATCTCCGCGCGACTCAGCAGCAACAGAAACCTTGTTATTACTACCTAATCCCGTGCCGTAGTTGAAGTTAAACGCGCCCGAATCCTTAGCGGTAGCAGGCGGTCTCTCAAATGTAGTAGAGTTCATCCCCGGCTTTTTGGAAGCCGCTTTCTCGTGCATATATTCAAGGTATTCCTCCTCGTTTTTCCATTGTCCTTTTGCCAAACCGCGCTTGTAATGAGCGATAACTTTAGGATCGGAACTTAACCCGCCCGACAAAATAGCGTCCATATCCTGCTTGCGGATTTCCTTGCTTTCTTCTACCCTTAATCCCTTTTCATCTTTACTTGCGTAATACTCAGGAATGTAATCTTTAAGCACGTCCATATCCGTCACAACAGGGACTAGCGGATTCTCTGAATTAGCGTGTTCCCAAAGTTGTTCAATAGGCTTGCCTTTAAACCCTTCTACCCATTTAGTATAAACCTGATCATCATAGGCTTGTGGATTGTCTTCGTACTGTTTACGCTTTTCTTTAAAAATAGCCTTGGCCTCCTCAGCCATACCGCGCTTTCTTTGAAGGTCTGAATATCTTTTTTGATACGCACTTCCCGCAGGGCCGTAAACATCCCCCGCGTCGTAACCTTCCATTTGTAGTTTTATCATTTCATCGGTAGCACCTATGAAATCATTTTGAAGTTCTTCATCCGCGTGTTTCCACACAGGTTCAAACTTCATTTGCTTTTGTAAAGCAAGCCAGTCTTTTTTGCGATCTTCCCGCGCCTTCTGTTCGGCCAGCCTTTCCTTCCTTGCCTCCTGTTGAAGCTGCATGAAGTAAGGTAGCATATTGTTATCAGGCAATATTGCCGCAGCACCTTGACCCGTGCCGTTGCCGCCACTTTCGCCTGTAAATACTCTTGCTGCACTTGGTGTTGCCATATTATTGTGGTAAACCTATGAAACCTGATTGAAAAAATTGTGGAAAACTTATGTTGTCGTACTCCCAATAAGGAACGCGACTAGGATCATATTTTGTGTTTCCAACCCTGTTTAAATCTGTATTGCTATTACTCAAAACATCACTATCGTTGTCGCCTCCACCTTGCTTGGTAGCCAAACTATTCACAAGACTAGACCCCGCATTTGCCATGCCTTTAATTGACCCGTAGGTATTGTGCATACCCGCATTAGTCAGGGCCGAAGCTGCCGCGCTGTCGCGAAGAAACTTGTTCAAAATATCATTCGTCCATTTCTTGTCCTCAAATCCCGCCATCATATCCAAAGCACCCCTGAAATCACTCATTCTTGAACGATAGTCCTGAGCCGCCTGAAAAGCAATCTGATTTTGACCCGCTTGATTGTTCGCGTTTACAGCCGTCAAAGCACCCAAAATATCCCCCGAACTTTGCGCGGAACGCATAATATCCGAAGTAACATTTGCCGTGTTTTGATCTAGCTGATTTTGCAAGTTGGTCTGACCACTTATATAACGAGAAGCTGTCATAGCCCTCGCAGCAGCCAAGCTTTCCTCTGCCGAATCAGGAATATCATACACAGGGTCTTGAAGCCCCGCGGCAATACGCTTGCCTTCACGGGTCTGCTTAATACCCTGAATCAAACGGAAAATCTCCGGGGTCAACTGTAATCCCGAAGAAATCAATGAAGCTGCTTGTGGAGTCAACATATCTTTGCAAATTTATGATAAAACACCCTTAATTCCAAAACTAAATAATACACAATTTGAATCTAACGCGCGGTAAAATCTATGCGTTAAAGCATTAGCCCTTACATCCTCCCCGTTCATCATCGCCATCTCTTCGCTCGCATACAAAGGAGTAAACTTATTCTTCCTGTAATCAGTCAAAGAATACCCTTCGTATAAATTAAACAAGTAGTCAGGCATTTCAGTTGCCATCTCAGTGTAACTTTGGTTTGGTTCGGCATACGCCTCTACACCCCAAGTCTTATCACTTCTTTCTATAACGTCTTGATAACGCTTTAAAAGCAATGGGTTTTCGTTAGAAACAACCGTTACTTCCTGAGAAACATTCTCCCCGTGGAAGGTAAATGAGTCTTGATTGTGAAGGAACATTTCGTTTTTCTTGTTCCATCCAACAAGCACGTTTCCGTAATTAGACCACATAACGAACGGGTAGTCTACCCGCGACCTCCACCTCATGTTTATGTAGTCGAATATCACCGTGTCGTAGTTGTAAACCGTTTTGATCTCGTAATACCCGCCAAAGTTGGCAGTAAGAGGAAACGGGTCTGATACCGTCATGGCTATCCCGATAAAACCTCCCACAACATCCACAATCGTAGTTGTGAAAATTACGTATGGATTTTCAGGGTCGTCGGTCTGAATGTAAAAAGTAATTTCCTGACCAATCAAAGCCGTTAAAGCATCTACATCCCCCTCTACCGTAATCTCAGTTTCATCCACCTGAGCATAAACCAAATTGCCCGTCGCAGAAGGAATAGAAGCTATCGCAAAACCAAATCCCGCCAAGCCGTTATTTTCGTCTACATAGGTGCGAATAAAGTTCGCGCTGTCAGCAATAAGCTGTTGTCTTAATTCTTTCGTTTTCTTTCTGAACTTGAAGTTATTGCGAGTAACAGGGTCAATCTCACTTATCAAAACCTGACCGTTGGTTGCCGAATAAACAAAGTACCCGCCTATACGATCAAAGTAAATAGACTCCCCCGAAGGCAGTTGAACAACACTCCACGGGTCTGAGCATCCGATATTCGATTTATACGGATACCATGCCGCGAAGGTTTCTTGCTTTATCTTTAACTCTCCCGTTGGCACTTGCACATCGGTCGGGTAGTTCTGAATGTAAATGCTATTCTCCTTCATCGGCTGCAAGCATTTCATTGTCTTGCCTTCTCTCCCCGAAAGATAAGTTCTCAACACCTCCCCGAAGGTGGGGTTCATATCCAAAATGTTGTCGTTCAAAATAGAGAACGAACAAGTGCCGTTGATCTCCGAATTTATGATATACGCATCGCTATGAATACTCGTAGCTACGCGGTGAACCATCTTGCCGTTGGGATTCTCCACTTGGAACCTTCCGTATTGGTGAAAGTCGCTTAACCAATAATCCGAGTAATGAGGGTCTTCGATAAAGAAATAACAAGACTGAGGCGCGTTAGCACCCGTCGCGTAGTTTCGCTGTCTTACGTAAACGTCTCCGTAGCCTAAATTCAAAATAGCAGGGGTAGTTACTACTCCGTTTTCTACTACTTGAACTTGTCCGTTCCATGCTGTCCACGTTAGTTGTCCAGCTATTCCATCTCCAAAAGAAGTTCCTGTAAATGTAATTAACGTATAACCATCCCATAAGCCATCAGCTAACGTTGCTGCGGTTATAGTTCCGCTTGCGGGAGACTCACCTTCAACGATAGCCTCAAAAGTCCATCCTACTAAACCATTCCAATTACCTTCAAAATAAACCACAGAAACAGAATCGTCCTGCCAATCAACTCTACCTATTCCACTTGTATTTTCTACATCGTGGTAAGCGTTAGGACTATGAGCATCACCAATCTCTAAAATAGGCGTTACTTCCCGCCACGGGCTGACAAACAAATCACCACTCGTGTCAAGCGAAGGACGTGGGGTGTAAATCTCAATAGTCTGCCCCGAAAACACACTTGGGTCTATAAGGTTAGCATTAAACCTCTCTACCCATATAACTTGTCTTCCGTCGCTATCAGAAGTCGTTGCAGCGTAGTCCAAAACCTCCATCTCGAAAAAGTCTGTCAAATACCCTGTGGTGTCCACCTGACCCGCGGTAGGAACGTCCAGTCTTTTACGATAGAACCTCGCCACGTCACCAACCTGAATTTGGTGGTTGATCGTAGCACCTACATTCGTTTCAGTATAAAACTTGTCCAAGTAAATCTTGTACCTATCCCCGTCGGGCTGAATAGCCGTGCCGGGAGTAGACCCGTTGAACCCCGCGTCAATGATCCAATGACCAAAACTAGCTATCTCCGTCGCCTTCTGAGCAACTATCGTGTAATACCTTGCCCATACAGGCGGCTTGTGCTGAATAGTTAATCTCGCGGTTGTGTAAAACGGATTGTTAGGGTCGGTAAACGCACTCAAGTCCAAATCAGTGTACCACGGAACAAAAAGACTTAACGAATCGTCTGTCAATACCGTTCCATCCCTATAACCCTCATCCATGTAAACTATACCGAACTTATGAGTAGCGCCTACTTTAAGGCTAGGGACTACCCGCGTTGGGCGGTTAGGCTTAACAGGATTAGTAAACAATCTGTTTGAATCAGTGTCTACCGTAAATACGTTAGGGGCCACTTGATCTATAACCCATACATCTATAAGTCCGATAGTCTGCTCAGTAGCTTCTACTATCGTACCGCCCAAAGCCGCGTTTATCTGCTCTACAAAAACAGCGGTCATACGACCGTTGATATAATACTGCTTGTCTAAGTTGGTAGCCTCCAAAAGAGCGTTGTCGTAATCGTTCTGACTAACCGTATAAGTCAGCACAATAAACTCATCACTCGGTGAAGCGACGTGAATAGAATACGACCACGTATCACCAACGGCACAGTCGAAAATATCATCCTCAGCCAACACCGAGTCAATAGCTATCATTAACCCCGAAACACCCGAATAGTCAAATGCAGAATAAACGTTTGCGTAGTCAGGTGTCCACTCAATCTCGTTGTAGATAGGTTCAATAGTAGTTTGCAACTCTATTTTGTCATACCCCTCTCTGATATTCGTGTAAGCTACCTGAGAAGTCGGCAATATCGTTTGGCACAAAGCCGTGATAGGAACGCGGTCATAATTCTTAATCGCGTTTGATATTGGCTTACTCGATACGTTCCCAAAGAATCTATAAGTGTAGGTATCATTGTCTGCAACTCCTTCTAATGCTTTGTCTATCTGCAAAAATACACCAAACTGAGTTTCCGCGCCACCGCCATTCTCATCCATCTGCTGTACGCAAACTTCGATCTTTTTGACAATATCTGGCCCTGTATCAAAACTTACGTCTATCGCGTTATCCGAATTACTATCTACCCAATTAGACCCGCTCACGAACTCACTTTGAGTCGGAATGGCCAAGTTAGAAACAACAGACCATACCGTTTGTTCCTCGTTCTCGTAGATATATCTTACCCGAAAACGAAAAAGTTTTCTTCGTAGCTTATTATCCGCATGGGTGTCGTCGGTCACATAAACACACTTAGGTGACTGAGGCGGGAACTTAATCACATTGATAACCTGATAGTCTATTGCCGAATAATCCCCGTCAATAGCCTTTTGCAAGTTGATCTGAAAAGGAGGGTTGAAAACCCTCTCGCTATCCACCCACATCGCGCTATCAAACACCCCGTCTGTCCATTTGAGAATATCTCCTATGACTTCCGCGTGAATGACCTCACCAAAGTTAAAGTCAGCACTTGAACAAATCAAGTTGTTCCCCCCACCTCCCGATAAGGAGTCGTAATACCATATCTCGTCGTCGCTAATGGCCTTAGAAACAAAATAGATGATATAACCATTCTTAGGCCATATACACCATCCCGCTATTCTATCTGCCTCAGTAACGTCAGGATTGGTCAACTGAATAGTCCCACGAAGATTAGTCATGGCAAATGCGCTACCGTAAGTATTACCGTTGATAGTGTACTTAGCATCCCGATAGTCGCCACGAGCAACCGCCCTAGCCTCGCTATCAGTGTCTATACCACCGCCAAAAACTATTTCTTCGTTGAACTCCATTATCCAAGATTAAATTCTGAACTTTGTGCCATAGCGTCTATAATCTCCGCAATACGTGGGGCTTTAGCAATGATATTCGCCTCCCACTTCGCAGCCTCATACTGAACCGCAATTTCTTTGTACATAGACTTCTCTTCTCTAGTTCCTTTATACAGGTAATACTGAGAAATCAAATACAGCCTAAAGGTTTCAATATATGCCGCGTCAAGGAGCGTGTCACCACTTATCTCACTTCCGTTGCCCAAATACTCTATAATCAAATTCCCGTTAGGAATGTTGTTGTCAAAGAATACATTCCTCCCCTCTACACGATAGTAGTTAACGTTTCTTCCGCCACCCTGACCGTACTGAGGATAGTTAATGTAATTCCAGTATGGCCCCATAGACCAATACTGCTGATTATTCGAGTTAGACGATTGTTCCTCACAAGAAAAAAACTCAGGTGGAATAGCCAAGTTCCTATCCATCGTCAACGTCCAAACTCTATTGCCTACTTTTAGTGCCACACGAGAAAGCCTTACCGCATCGGGAGGAAGAGTAAACACCCTAGAACCATCACCCAAAGTAGCGTAAACAACTTTCAAAGAAACATTGCCGTCCATCGGGGCTACCTCAGACAAATAATCTATCGCCACTTGTTCAAGCCAAGTGTATTCCCGCCCCGTTGCTGTCTTGCCCATGCGGAAAAGCGCAGAAGTGACTACATATTTTAAGTTCTTAACCGCGGCCATATTGAGCGTCTATTGAGTTGTTGTTCAAATCGTCCTGAAACTCCCTCGTCTGCAATACCTGTAAACAAAGGCCAAACAATGCCATCTCACCACGCCCGTCTGCATCCGAATTTGCTATCAAAACATCATTATCATTCATCTGATAAACATTCGGAACCATAATAACCGTTACATCACCCTGCGGCTGCTTGTTAAACAAAAGCCTGTTAGTGTCGTATATCGCAGCGTCTTTGTTAGACCCGCGCATTATACGTATCTCCTTTGCCATCTGCTTACTCTGCACATTGTAAAAGTTCTGCCCTTCGTCCTCCACGTTGAAAATCGCCATACTCCCCGCGATAGGCTGAGGGTCTAACGTAACGTAATATCCCGAAGTATTGCTCTCCACGTCAAACGTATAAGGAAGGGCCATATCAATAGCCAAATCAGGTCTTCTAGTCACCAAGTCTGCAAAGGCAAAATTCAAAACCCTCGAAATAACAGGCAAAGGATACAGCCTACGATAGTCGTTAGGTGTATCCCCGCCACTCAAGCGGTTCTGAATAAGTTCCAACATCTGCCTCTTTGTTATCATCTATTCTTAGGAGGTAATTGCGTTTCTAAACTAAATTTCTGCTCGTTACCGATAGCCACATACGTCTTAATCATATCGGTCAACTCATCTACACAAGACTCCGGCCATTCAAACTCTACACTCTGACTTGGTGTTCCCGCAGGAAGCACCGAAGAGTTAGCGTGAACTTCGCCCGGTGGCAAGTAAACAGGAACACCCGACACAATATCGTAGTCGAATATCGGCTGCTCAGGCTGACGGATATAGGTAAAACTTATCCTTCTTAGGAAAGGATAAACGTAAAAAAGGTCATTGGAAATAACCATCACAGGAAAGGCCTCACTATTTACCGTCGGATTGAGCAAACTTGTACTCATTATTGAATCGAAAATATGCTGAGGGACAAATTCTACGGGACGGTATTCGCTATCCGCATCACAAGCGTTGTTTACTATCTTGTTGTAATTTGATCTTGCCTCGTACCAAAAGTCAGCAGGTATCGTAGCGTATCCACCCTTTGACGGATTTCCCGCCAAAACGGGTGTAAAGGTCAACGCGGGAAACTGAGGGGAACCTAGCGTCTTAATGAACGGTTGAAGGTCACTTGTAATTTCCTGATTTTTTTCAAACAGGTCTATACAGTTATTCATCTTGCGGTCATTGACTATTCGTATAGCAAGATTGAAGGTCTCAGGGGTTAAGTAACCCCCGCGCCTGTCCTTGCCTAGTCGAAAGGCCGCGTCTGAATATATTTCCCCTAGTGTTGTGTCCATTAGTAAACTCTAATTTCTACATAAGTGGTATTAAACCCTCCGTCTGCAAGTGAGTTGGTTGCCGAATTTCGGGTGTAAACAACTATCTGCGTATCACTTTGCCATTCTTGACCATAGATAGGTGCGTTCTGATTTCCCGCGCCAAAGATCACCGCAGTCGCGTTTTCAGTAAATACCGAAGCATCCGCGTCAATGGTATAAGTTCCCGTAGAAGCCCTATCCCAAGTCAATGTAGCACCCAAAGTGTTTACCAAAACATCTACCGTTGGGTCGCTAGTAGAAGACTGAGTAACCAAAGCCTGATACGCAACGTATGGGCCGTCACCCGAAGGATTGTAATAAATCTCCCAAACAGCAGCACCCGCAGTAGGGTCTGTGCATCGGTACTCAATACCCGTATTCACATTCTGCCAGACAGCCCCAAGTCTAACACCAAGACTTTCATCCTGCGTAGCCCCCGGTACACCGTCGTACAAACGATATTGCAGAGCCGCTTCAAGTTCTTCAATAGCCGTTATGGTAGAGGCAGAAGTGTTCTGAACCCATTTAAGGTCGGTGTCGTCGCAACAAGAACACTCACATCCGCTTGCATCCAAAGTAGCCTCTATTGCCGCGATTGCCGCAGCGTAGTCGTCCAAGTCACCGCAAGCCTTATAGGTCTGCGCCTGAATGTAGTACAAATTCACATTGTCTACATACTTCTGATACTTGGAAATTTTGTTATTCGTCAACTCCTGATAGTGAGCCGCACGAAGATTTTCTATACACGGTGACAATCCGCAAAGGCTTCCCGCGCAAGAGACGTTAAACTCTTCACCGTTTCCACTTAGCCCATTTACCGCTGTGTAGATAAGGATAAGCCCATCGGTCTGTGTTTGACTGATAACCTCAGTCAATTTAACCGAATAAGCACCCGTAGCCAAACGATTGTTTGAATAAGGAAGGGTAGTAACCACTATCGGGTCTTCCCCCGTCCATGAAGGGTAGTTGATTGTGCAATTAAGTGAAACCAAAGTTTCAGTCGTAATTGCTGTGTTATTTGATACGCTAAAAGAACCAAAGTCCCCGTAGTCGCAGTCCGAAACAAACGTCACCTTACTTTCAAGTTGCGTACATCCCGCGAAGGTGTACGAAGCAGAAGTTTGATCGTTTGTAATGTCAAAGTCAAAAGTCAAATCAGTATCGTCAAGCGTTCCTGTCACCGTAATAGTAACCTCGTCTCCCGCCTCATTCAAGACCGCAGAAACAACGTCTACATCCGCATCACTTGGCATAACCGTCAACACATTGTCAGCTACCAAATAATCAGCAAGCCACAAATTCGTGTCAACAACCAAAGTGTCAGGTTCGGTCACGCTCAAAAGGTCTACCGACCCCGCCAAACGAAGGGAGTAGTCAACGGCATAAACACCGTTGGCTACATCTCCATTTCCATCTAGTTCCAAATCAAATTCAAAGAAGGTGTCCCCTGCCTCAAGGTCGATCAGGGGATCACCTACTGAATTGTGTTGGTAGATTATCTCACCACCGAAATAAATAGTACCTAGCCCCTTTGCCGCGAAGTCACCCACGGTCAAGCCCAAAGCGGCATAGTCAGTAGTGTCTGTTACCCTACCCTTTTTTGTAGTAAGGTTCAACGTCAAAGTGGTGGTACTTATACTCATTTCGATAACTGGTTAAATAGTTCACTATCCTTTTCTACGAGTTCAATCAACTCCAAATGAGCCTCTGCACCCGTTTTTGTTGTCTCAAAAAATGGCTTCGTCTTGAAGTTCTCACCGCTGCCGCGCTTGTCCCTTCCATACCATCCACCATTTTCAAACTTAATCATCTTAGTCTCAACAAGCCTGTTTACAAGAGATGTTGCCGACTCAGTAGTTTCAACTTTCTTCGTCCCTTCTTTACCGTAACCAACAAGGCTCAAAATCCTCTCTTTGATTACCTCAGAAGCAAAAGAATATTTATCGTACAAATGTACGCGATTCTGATCGTCGTTAACAAATTTTGTGAAGCCCAAAGTTTCAAGAGTTGTCCTCACTACCTCAGCACTCGCCTCAGAGTAAATGAATCTCTTAATACTCTCCTCTCGTTTGAAACTAGCAATCTTACTTGCCGCCTCATCCGCAGGATCATAGACCTCATAAATGTAGTTTTCCTTTGCTTTAGGGGAATCTTTTACGATACCAAGCCCAAAGTAAATAGCAAACAACTTGTCCTCTTCATTAGGCTGAATATAGGTGTCATGCGACAAACGAATAACAGCCCCCGGATATGTCAGCCTACGGTTTCCCGCGCGGTCAACCCTCGGTGAAGTGCTAGAATACGAATACTTACGTCCCTCGTACTCAAAATTAGCCTTATGACTTGTCGGGTCAATAGGCGGTCTAAATGGAGACTGCTTAGTAGCTGCATTAGGGTCGTTCTTTTGGTCGTCACGCACCAAAATTTCCTTACGCCACATAGACTTTCTCACATGGAGACAAACAGGTTTCTTCCCTTCATAGAATGACGGAAACTTCTTCTTTAGAACTTCCCGCGCCTCGGCAGGAACTTCTTTTACCAACTGCAAACTCTCGTCAAATAACATCTTGTTTTTATTTAAAAAGAACCCGCAGGGGAAAATCCCCCACGGGTTCAAGGTTACACATTATGCGGGGTTGTAGAACATACCGTAGTTATTCGCGTTCACAAACTTGAAAGCAAATTCGCTCACAAGGTGAATACGAAGTTCCCATACACCTGTGCGGTTCTGAGGCGCGCGGCCACCAGTGTACCACATATTCATAAACGCATCAGGCTTATGACACAGACGTACATACTTACCCATCATTCCAAGACCGTCGTCAACCGATCCCGCCTTAGCAGCAGGAAGCACGAAGGCCACATCCTGCCATGCAGAGTCAGTTACATTGAAGGTCTGGGGGTTGTCGAACAAGCCCATACGTACCTGCGCGAAGTTCTTGTTGTTGAAGACCATCGCGTTAAAGGAGAACGTAGAACTCATCAGATTTGCGCGGTCGCCATCACCGTAGAAAGTCTTCGCGAGTTCTTGGTGAACAACCTGAATGTTAGCGTTCTTCTGATAGTCGAGCAGGTTTTGTTCGATCTGAGCAGAAGTGTTACCGCTATTCCAAATCATGTAGTTCTTGATAGCACCGTTCTGTGTAGACAAAAGGGCTTCGAGAGCGTAGAAGTCTACCTCGTCAATGTCGCCACCGCTATCCTGCTTCTGACCACGCTCAAGGACAGTCTGATAAAGACCATCGGTAGTCTGGAAGCTAGTAGTAGACGCAAGGTTTGAACCTGTTGTTCCAGTGAAGAAAGTATTCACCATACCTACAAGGTGGCTGCGCTGCAACTGATAAACGTCCGCTGAGTTAGAGAACGGAGTCTGAATACCGTTTTCCCACTGATCGTACCAAAGCTGATCGAACAGAGCCTCAGAAGTAGACTGCTTATCGTTACGCATTGATTGAAGATATGCCGTAAGTTTAGTGTTGAACACATACTTAGGCTGAACAGGGCTTGAACCTTCAGGAACAGAGTCACCTGAGTAGAAGAACTTGTCTCCCGCAGTGATCGAACCTGAGAAAGAATCAACAGGCTTGAGAACAAGCGTGTTTGCATCCGTCTTAGAGATGATCTGGAAAGGAGTCAGAGTCTTTGCGTGTACCCAAATATCATACTGTGAAGGGAAAGAGTAACCCGTTGAAGCGTCTACCTCAGAAGCAGGAATGTCAATGGTGTAAACACCAGAAGCGACATTGACAGTTTCTACGGTAAACGGAACTTCCATACGAGAGTTCTCAAACCAACTTACAGAAGGCTGTTTAGCGATTTCACGGTTACCAACAGCGTTGATAATTTGGTTCATGGTGGAGTAATACTCGTCACCATAAGGAAGATAGTTGATTGTGTCAATATCTTCTTTCAGTGCGTCCCAGAAGTTAAGAATGCCACCGTATGACATCCCGCCCGACGTGGGCGACTGGGGAATCAAATTTGCCATTTTTCTTTAGCTTTAAAATTGTTGCTGAGACTGTTTTTTACGCTCCAAATCTTTTGCAAAGCGTGAAACCGGAGCCTCATTTCCCGATTTCTTGCCACTACGATCCGGCACTACTGGCTGACCATTGTGGACTTCACGGACTACTTCTTTCTTCACCTCAGCACCAAAAGTTTCGAGAATCTTCTTGCCAACTTCCCCAGTCTGAAACTTATGACTTAATACTTGGCTAGTCACCCAATCCTCTGCTGCCTTTTTTCCTTCTTTGGTAGATGTGTCAAAAGCACGTCCGATATAATTCATAGCACTTGAACTGAATACCGCGTCAAGGTCTGCCTTCGATACTTGCAAGGAGACTTTCTTTCCGTCAAATTCATAAGGCACTTCCTTCACTTTTGCCGCGAACTCGTTCACGTGCTTCAAAGCGTTGGCTTGCCTCTGCTCAAATACTTTAAATTCATTCACCTTAGCTTCCTGTGCTACCTTAAAAGGATTCTGCACCTCGGAAACTTCATTTCTTGTTTTCTCAACAAGCATAACGGCATCAAAAGCGTCACTTTTAAGAAGCGAACTTGGGGTGTATTCCCCTTCTTCGATACCGTACTTTTCTCTTATTGCTTCTTCGATACCCTTTCGGCCCATTTCTTTGAACTTAACAGGGTTCTTGATAGCCTCCGCAAGAACAAGTGCGTTCACGGGATCAGCCTGCATACTTTCCCGCGTTACGTCCATGATTTCGGTAGCCAACTTGGTTGGAATACCTTTCTTGTTAAACGCGATAATCTTTGCTGCTTCCTCAGCACCTTCAAACGGATTTTCCGCTTCTTTCAATATTTCAAACTTGCTATTGAACTCGGCCTCTTTTGCCGCGAGTTCTTCCGCTTTCTGCTTCAAGGAAATAAGATTTTCAAAATCCCCCTTCAAAGCATCCTCGTTCTCATAACCGTAATCAACAGCCCAAAACGCAGGGGTTTCTACAACTTCCTGCGTAGTCTCTACCGTTTCGGCATTTACGGTTTCTTCAACCTGTACATTTTCGTTCTCTTCCATCTCTCTTTGTTTTTATACTCTTCCCGTTATTTCGTTTCCAAAAGCCGCCTCTAGCTTGGCTTCTTTTTCTATCTCGTCTAGTGCCTGTTGACCCTTCAAAAGTTGAAGTTCATAAGCACCGTCGTTTTTCATCTTTTGCAGTTGGAACTCCTTCTGAATTTCAATGTTAGCAAGTTCACGTTCCTTAGCAATGTCCATCTGAATTTCCATTTGCTTAGTTTCCCGTTTTGCCGCCTCAGCCACCATAGCACTCTGCTGTTGACCCTGAATATTCATCTGAGCCATCGCTTCTGCCTGTTTAGCCTCACGATCCCTTGCGTTCATCTCTTCCTGAGCCATAAACCATATAGCCTCGTCTACGTCGTCGTTTTTCAAAAGCTGATAAACCCTTTCCACACTTGAAGGGGTAAGGATTACACCACCGTCACGAGTTGCTATTTTACTCATTTCAATAGCCCGCATCATTATCATATCCTTCTCTTTCTGATTAGGAAGTGTTTTGCAGACTATTCCAAGTTGTTCCAAACTCAGTTCGTTCATTTCCTCTACGCACTTTACAAACTCTTCCCCGATTATTCCTTCGTAGGATTCTTTTGCTTTGTCGTCATAAAGAATATTGATGCGTGCTTGGTGAATGATAGCTTCACCAATCTTTCTTTTAAACTCTCTTTCGCTATCGCGCAGTTGCCAATTAGCATGATTTCCCGCGATGTAGTCACCTTCCATAACACCAACAAGCCTTTCGGCACTTTGGTCGGGAGAAGCCGCCATAGCATCAGGAATACCCAAAGTATCTTTAATCATGTTTTGGATATTAGCAATTTGCTCTATCCATTCTCTGCCCTGCGGCCGCGCGGAGTTTGAGCATAGCCATCATAAGGTCGTCCAAAAGACCCATAACCCGCTGTGTCGGACTCGCACCCAAAATGCGATCAAATACATACGAACTCTGAGCGCACAAGCCCTTATGGTACTGATTAGGTTTCTTCTTCCATCCATAAAGCATATCAAATCCGTTGCCCGATACGATATAAGAACCTTGATACAACGTGGTTAGACCGTATTCGTCCATTTCAGCATCCGCGTTCTTTTTTGTAAAAGCACCTACGTCCTGAACTTTTTCATACGATTTTTTACCTTTGATTTCCCGCGAAGCGTAACGAGTATAGTCCGTAGACAAATACTCAAACTCCATTACGTAAACTTTGAAGTCCATCCAAAGCCAACGGTTAGTAGTCTTGTCTTTACGCTCGAAAATCCACGGCTGTGTGTACATTCCCGTGTCTTGGAACGTCAAATACTGCTTGGCAAGACCCATGATCTGTTCATCGTTATATCCCGCCTCTTTGAGTTGTGGGTATATTTCTTGAACGGTCTTTACTTCGATATTGCCAATAGCCGCAGGTTGACTTTCGTTGTCCTCATTCCAAAGCATGACAAGCCTTGCAGGGTCTACATACTTAAACTTCACAATACCCGTAGTAGGGCAAGTGTAGAGTTTAACACAACGAAAATGAAAGTTTATTGCGTCACGGTTGATAGTGCGTCTTTGATCTGACCACTTAGAAAAGTCAAACCCTACGCGGGCAAGTTTTTCTAGGGCCACTTCTTTTTTCACCTTAAAGAACCCTAGCCTTTCAGCCATGTCCATTTGAGTAGGTGACTGAGGAACAAAAGGAACAGAAAATTCAGGTAGCCCAAGTTGCCGCGCTGCCTGATTCATGTACTTGCCTTTTACGTAAATTTCCGCTTTCTTCTTTTTCTTCTCAGAGGTGGTGTTCTTGTCCAAAAACGAACACTCTAATTTATAGTCATTATCGCTTAAAACCGACAACAGAACGTTGCTCAGTTTAGCCATAGGACTGAAAATATCGTAAGAAACATTTGCAAATGCCTTCCTAAACATAGGGTTGAGCATCTTGCCGATTTCCTGATTAGCTTGATTAGTCGCCCCCGCTGCCCCGATAGGCGAACCGTTGGTAAACCAGTTTTTATATCTCTCATTGCTTTGAATACCGTCCCCGTAGGCACGTATCTCGTACAATGAACTCCAACTTGAATAGTTGTAAAATGTTCCGCTTCGACAGAAACGCGAATACAAGGCTCTAGCGGCTGCTAGGCCAAAATCGGGTTTAGCCTTTTCTGCCTCAGATACATTGTCTTCGGGAAAAGCAAAACCACCTGATAAAAGCGGCAATGTAAACATCGCCGACAAAAGTAAAACAAACTTTTGTTAAATACAAATAAATGTTAAAAAGTTTTGATTAGTGTATAGAATCTCCTTTACCGTTAAAAAGGATTTATCGGCCCATGACTGAATAGTGATTTCGGTCAGCTCTCATATTAAACTCCCCGCTTACCGCGACGGCCAATACAACTTCCTTGTTTTAACGACCTGTTGTGAGGTTGCACAGAGCAGGATTTATTTGTCGTATTGTGATCTCCACGTAAAAGAGTCCTCAAAGGCGAACTTCTACTGGCTTATTTTAACATGACTTATATCTTTGATTTGCCGAGTTCTATGTCACCTACGGCGCGGAGAACAAACAGTATTAAGACTCCTCATGGCTGTTCTCGTGGTTTAAGAGAACGAAAAAGCCCTAAAGACTTTACTTATAGGGCCAAAACTTATTTTAGTTTCATCGCGTAGTTAAGTGCCAACTACGCAATGCGGTAAATAAACTTTTTTAAGTTTTTCCACTCGTTCATAAGGCACTTTTATCAACGAGTGGATTTCGTTCTTGCTGCAAATATACAACAATGTTTTTACTTACGCAAGAAAAAAGTGAAATTTTTTAAGTTGTTGGTTAAAAATTAAATTCCCTTTCGTGCTTCCAATACCAATCGTATATCCCCCGCGTTTCTACCCAAGACCTTTGAGCAAAGCCGTTTTTCTCCCAGTCCGGCCCATAGTCCCTAACCACAAGATTAGACTCAGACACAAAGTCGTCAAAGTCTAAAATCTTTTCATCCTTCCACAAAAAGTAAAAACCGATACCCAAATAGTCTTTGTCAGCAGCACTGTACCCCTTCGGGTAGTTTTTACCTCTTTTATCCACTACCTCAAAGTCATGCTTTAATGCAAGCATGGTTATGTAGTAGTGCATATAGACTTCTAGCTTTTGAAACGGGTCAAACCCGTCAATCTTTTTCGCAAGATATGAAGTGTAACTCATTCGTCTACGTGAAAAAATGAATACAAAGTGGTAAGGAACAAAATACCCAAGTGAACTCTCCACGCGTCCAAGCCCCACAAACTCCCCGTTAAATAGTAGTCCTTCCAAAACTGAATTAGTTTGGTCACAGGAACGTCCGCGAGCATCCCAAGAATCTTGTAAAACACATATATTACTGTCATGGCAATAGGAACAACCGATGTGAGCATCCACAATTTTATACCCCAAAACACTTCGTTGACGACCTTTAAAAACAAAGGGTGCTGAAATGCCGCGAAGTGCGGTGACAGGGCTATAAACAAAGTCTTGATCTTGTTTTTCATGTTGTTGTTTGTAAAATAAAAAAAAATATGCGCACACACGATATTCGTATGTCATTTAGCAAATACCCAACAAAACGGTATTACCATTTTCCACCCCGTCGCCTTTGGCAGTCCATTTTTTCTTGCAATCGCATACCCCAAAGGGTCGATCACCGCAAACAATAAAAAAACAATAAATAGTCCCATAATTAAAATAAAAAAGCCTTATCATAAAAAATAACCAAAGCGGGCTTGTTACACATTTGAGTTATTTTTACCAAAAAAATTGGTAGGCAAATTTACTGAATACCACCGTCTTTGTCAAGTTAAAAAAAGCGAAAAGCCCCTTCTTTAAGAGGCTTTTCAGACTTAAACCTGAACATTTTTCGGTATAACCACACAACCAAAAAACGTATTTTCTATGCGTCAAATGTCATAAATCCACGTCCACTAATCTCAACAGGGGCATGAAGTTCCCGCCATAACTCAGGCAGCCTACTTCTTATCGCCCTCATGCACCATCCCGTAGAAGCACAAAGGTCATGGTTGGTCAAATCATCCACACCTCGCATCTGAGTCCATTCTTCAATGATCTGCCATATCTTTACATATCTTACGTTGTTAGAGAAAAAAGTCATTATATCCCCTAACATTTCGTTTTTAGTTGCATCAGAAGCCCAAACCCCCGGCCTTTGGTCTATCTTCCCGTCTATGCCCATATC